ATCCTGGTTCTTCAACTTGGAAATGAAGTCTTCCACTTGTGTTTGGTTGTCTTGCGTATCCTCTACCCGCAAGTTCCCCTAAGACCTGTCCTTCTGTGTTTCCTGTGGTTGCTACTACTTCATCGAATTCAATCATTTGACTCATACCTCCTTGGAATACTGGTGTTTCTGGTCTGTCGAGATATCTTCCTGCTGTATATACGGTTTCCAACCAGTCACGGTATGTACCTCCGGATACTGCGATACGGTTCAACATATTGTATACTTTTTGTTGCAGGTTGAGTGCATCCATTGTTATTGTACCGTCTTCATCTGGCTTCAGTGCGGTTACTTTTGAGATACCGTTTTCTCCGTCTATCCATTCAGTCTTTACCCAATTGTTGAAGATGTCACTATCATATGTTTTTAGCACCAATCCTCCAAGTTTGTTTTTTGAAGCTTTCCGTATGTCCGCAAATAGATTATTTACATCGTTGTCCGTTGTTGCGTGTAATTGGAGTATATTGTTCCCTGGATTTTTTAATATTTCATCTCTTATCTTGTCGAGTGTTTCTAATTTTTCTTCTTTTAGTATTGTTTTTAATGAGTTTTCGTATCGTGTTTTGTCTCCTGGAAAATTTCCTATGTATATTCCTTGTATCGTAGTATATCCATTTAGGCTGTTTCCTGCTGGGAATACTGTTGTTATCTTGTCTGTTATGATGGTTTGTGTGTTGCTGTTTGAAGTCAGATAATTTACATACGACTCTTTCTTTTGTCCGGTTGATGGGTTGTAAAATCTTATTTTTATGCTTTTCCAAAACTCTGAGTAGTTTTTTACGTTGTCTTCTGCTTTTAGAGTTGCGTTGCTTGCCATTGGTCCAGTCCATGCGTGATTTACATCTTTTCCTACTTGTGCTGTGAATGTGCTTTCGTCTTGTTGTTGGAATGTTACTTGAGCCTCTGAGCCTCCTGTCATTATATAGAAATTTTCTTCTTGTGTATTTGCAAAGTAGTTTTTGAAAATATCTAGATATATCAGCCACGGAACTGCTTGTTTCATAGCTCCTGTACCTTTTATTGCTTGCTTTGACCCTTTCCATCCTAGGTATGCATATAAGGATGATGGGTTATGTTTTATTTCATTATTTGCTTCTAGTCCATCTCCTCTGTATATTGTTGGAAATTTGATGTCACTCATTTTCATTCCGATACCTGTTCGATTATTGTGTAACCAACTGTTGTATAATCTGAATCCAGCTGTAAAGATGAAGTGCTGTAGTTTGAAACTTCCAAACAATGGTCCTAATGTTGGATGCGTCATTGTTTTGTTTGTCAGCTTAATGTCGAAAATGTCGCCTTTTTGGCATACGATTTTCATGAATGGCACGAGCATTCCGACGCCCATTGTGCTTCGAAATACGTAACTTAGATTCTGCGATGACATGTCGTATTCTCTAAGTCTCACATGCATTTTGTTGTTGTCACCTAAAGTGTTTTTTCCGATAGTTCTTGTAATTGCCATAATTGTTTACTTTTTAGTTGTTTCACTTTTGTTTTCTTCTGCTTCTTGTGCATTCAGTGCTTTGTGTGCTGCATAGGAAATTGTAAAAATCAAGTCCCATGGTTTGGTATTGATGTACTCTTGTGCAGCTTTTACTGTTTTGAAATGTTCTTTCGATGCTTGAACGTTACCACATACGATTACATAATCGTTTTCTTCCGTGTTCGTTGGAAGAATTTTAAAGAAATCTTCTACCATAATTTTGTAAATTTAAATTGTTAATGTTTCGCTTACTCCCATATGAATAAAAGTCGTATAGTTGATAAGCTCTATAATTTTGAAATCTTTTTGATTTTTTTTTAGAAACTCAAACATTATGTTGATGTCCTCTTTCTTTTCTGTTCGAAAATCGGCCGCTAACCCTTTGGTATGCATTGACTTTTGAACTCCTCCTACCTTTTCATTTAGTTTTGTGCATCTATATCCACTGTTGATGAATATAGGTTTTCCCATATGCACTCTTACCATGTCAAGTATATACATTACCCTTTTTAGGTTTTCGATTACTTCTCCGGTTGGAGTATTATCTATATGATACAGTTCCGCTGTTTGCGACTTTGTCATTTCTTTGATAGTAAAGTAGATAGCCATTTCAATACTTTGATTAAGATTGTTAATACTTTTTTGATTTTTTCTGTTTTCATAATAGTGCAATTATTGTTAATTGTTTTGTTTTTGCTTTTGCTTGTTCTTCTTTCCATCTTGAATACATCTGTTTTTGAAATATTGGCCCTTCTTTTGTGTATTTCATTAGGTAGGTGTCGTTGACTTCTCTTGTTTTTCTATCGATTACCTCTACCCTGTAATTTTCACCTCTTGTTCCGAAAGAGTAGATTTTCTTTTTTACTTCTCTAAGGGTGTCGCATATGAATGTTCTCTCATTAATCATTGCTATGCAAACACATTCTGTTTTAAATTGACGATGTTTCATACTTTTTGATTTTTAATTTTGGTTCAAACATATATAACCTTTTTTAGCCCGACAAATATTTGCCCGGCTTTAACATTGAATTAACACATATATAACTTTTAGTAACTTTTGGCAACCGTGCGAAGCATGGTTATGCACTCCCTGAATTTCGGGAGACCCCGTCGACTGAAATCAGAGCCGTAGGCTATAGTACTGCCATCCTTTAAGCTTGATGTTTGCAACGCGTAAGCTATTTCCCGGAGAGCTCTTCTTTCCCGTCGCTGCTATACCCTTAAATAATATATTTCTTGTTCGTATATCTTTTTGAATTCTTCGATATCTTTTGCTAATTTTATGTCGTTATTTATTTTTTTTCTTAGCTCCTTCCCGTATAGTTCGAAAAGTCTCTGCGCTTTGCTTTTTTTGTTTTTGTCTCTTCTATTCTGTAATTTTTTGATAATGATTTCTTTGATATCGTCTTTGTGTGTTTTTATTCCATCTTCATTGTGTTGTTTTTTTAGTGCATTATAGTATTCTTCACTTTCTTCATCTGTGATTTTTACTTTGAAATTCCCTACGAACTTCTCTCCGGAGTTTTCCCGGTATATCCATAGTTGTTCTCTTTGGTCTTCTGTGAATAGCTTGTACTTGTAATATTTTGGTAATGCGATATATGTTCCTTGTCTTGTGTAGTAATCTTCTTTTGTGTTTTCTTCGTTCCATTCGTGTCTTTTCCCTATTCGTTTTATGTATCCTGCTCCTAGCCCTGGAGAACATAATACTTTTCCTGTATATTCTGGATTATCCATATCCTTTTTTGTCATGTACTTTGATACGTAGTTTATTGTTTTTTCGTTGCAGTATTTTCCGTTGTAACAATATCCGTCTATCCAGTTGTTTCTTAGTATATTTATCAGTTTGAATTGTGTCATTCCATTTGGTGCATAGAATATTCCGTGCAAATGTATTCTTCTTGTATTGGTGTGTCCTTTTTCTGTTACGCACCAGTGTTTCATGCTCTTCCCTGTTTCTTTTCTTATCCTTTCGAGGAATAGTCTGTGTATTTTTGTGATTATTTCGTTATCCGTTTTTAGGTTATATTTGTTTTTGATGTAATCATATCTTTCCGGAGACACCGTCCCCGTGAAGAATATCGCTGTAGGTGTTTCTCTTAGTTGTTCGAAGTTTCTCACTCTCCATGCGTTTCTTTTTTTCTTCCTGCATTCGAAGCAATATCCGCATTCTACCTCGACATATCTTAGTCGTTCGTCTGTACAGACGGGCGGTTCATACCCGTTTTTTTTCGTAGGTACAAACCGCTTGTTTTTAATTTTAATTGGAAAATAGCACATTATTTACCTGGTATAAATGATGATAAAACTTTGATTCCTCCGTATATCCATTCTCTCAGACTGTTCTTTTCATCGATGTTCAATTTCTGTCCGCTTCTTTCGTAGTCTTTGATAATCTTCTCGGCTGTGTTTTCTGCTTGTTTTTGTGCAGCTTCCGCACTCATTCTTTCCGTTGTTGCTCTGTATCCCAACCATTGCATTTCCCTTTCAATCATCCTTGCTTGCGCTACCGATAGGTCTTTCCCTACTATCTTTAGTGCGCCTTCTGCTTGCATGTTGATAAGGTTTTGTTTCATGGTTTGTATTGCCGTGTTCTTTGTTGCTTGGTCTACTTCAGCTTTTGCCATTGCACTGTTCCATTCTGCCACGGCTTTCTGTGCGTTTGCTTCTGATTCTACCAGGTTTGAGCCGGTTATTCCTTCGGTGATGGTTTTGATTCTGTTTTCGATTTCCAGATTCTTTGCTTCCCATGTAGCCTTTTTATACTCCGGCCCTGCTGTTTTTCCAGCTTCTGCAAGCGCTTTCGCTGCTTCGGCTTGGTTGAGCATGGTTTGAGATTTTATCGCTTCGTCTTGCTGCTCTAATTGCTTATACTGAAGCGCCATTCCTACCGGATTGCTTGTTGGTCCGCTTGGTTGTGTTGCTTGTCCTCCTGCCGTGCTTGTACTTCCTGCTCCACTTCCTCCATACATTAGCGCTGCGCTTAGATTTGCCTTTTCCATGTGTGCGCGTTGTTGTTCGTAGTTTGTGGAATTCCACATTTCTAAGTTACGTTGTTGCGCTGCGTTTGCTGCTGCTTGTCCGTACTGATATTGCATTGCCATTCCTTTTTTTTCGTACTCCCAGGCTTTTTCCATCATTCTTTCTTGGTCTTTCGTACTACTCCCTCCTCCGAATAGTCCTCCAAGTAATCCAAGTCCTCCACCGATAATTCCGCCAACTGCTGTCCCTAGTCCTGGTATTGCACTTCCTATGGAAGCGCCTTGTGCTGCACCTCCAAGTGCTCCGTTAATTCCTAATCCAAAGCTCATGATTTTAATTTTTAAAATTTTGACATTCTTCGCGCTTCTTTCTAAGCAAGCGTTACTATATTATACTTGATATAATAGTCTACATGCGTACTGCGCTTTTTGGGCTGGAAAAAGCGGGAATATTATTTAACACTCCCGCCTTTTTTTATCTTGCATGTAGTGTTTGAAGCTTATGCAGCTGAGTCATCCCCCGTGTTGATTGCTTCATTTGTTGTTGTTTCGCCTTCTTTCGTCTCTTCCTTCATTTCTGGATTTCTCCCGTTCTTTGTGTAGTCTGATAACTTGTACGCGTTTACTCTATCCATAGCGTTGATAGCTATTTGCCACTTGTCCGCACGTATGTCATATTCTGGTTTTACCCCATCTTCTTTCGGTGTGTATATGAGTGGTGCACCGTCTGTTAGTGGTTCGTTCTCATCGAGTATCCTTCTTACTTTTGTAAGTATACTTTCTCCTTCCTCGTATTTTGTTGGGAATTCTTTGAACGGATTATACCGTGTAAGTCCTTTTTTTCTAATCATAGTTGTAAGTTTTATAAGTTAGGAATTTGTTTTGCGGAATAATTACCGCGTCTCGTGATTTCGCATGCTGTTTGTACCCAAAAGTTTTGGCTGTCCAGTGCTGTGTCGGCAAAGATGTCGATATGTTCCTGTGGATTGATATATGTTGACCCGTTGGAAATACCATTATTATCATCTCTCTCGTAGTTTCGATTCAATACCATAAAGTCTTCGTTTTCTCCTGTAGCAAAGTTACCGAATGTTTTGTTGAAGTTTGTCATGTAGTCTATCCAGGCTACAGATTTACCCGGTGTTGTATCTTTAATTGCTGTTCCGTTTTGTTCTGCCGTCCACCATGCACGTTGTTCGTTCATGAGGTCTTGGTATCCGATACCATCAAGCGCTGGTTTGTGTAGGTCGTCCATTGTAAACAAGTTTAAGTCAAAGTCATTACCTTGTGAATAGTCAACCATTGGAGTAATTGCTACGAGACCCATTACATATCC